AACTTTACCGGTGAAGGTATAATAGAGGTCGCCGTAGGCAGACTATAAGAATAAATAAGATATAGGAATTAAAAATGGCATCATACGCATATACAGCAAACAGCGCAACAGCGGCAGCTTCCGCAAATATTGCGACAGATAAGATTAGAATAGCTACATCTAATGTAGGTATTCAGTTTACCACAAGCTTCCCAAACGTTGCATTGACTGGCAATGTAACTTGTGCTACTAATAGTGCAACTGTTACCGGAGCAGGTACATCATTCAGTACTGAATTAGCTGTTGGTAGTTGGATTGGTAATACGACAGGTGCAAATGTAGGTATTGTGGCAGCCATTGCAAATAACACAAGTTTAACATTGACTGCAAATTCCGCAGTTGCCATTGCTAACACAACTGCAAGATACAATCCTTACGGAGTTCCTTATACTATAGCTACTGCAAATAGTGAATTGATTCCTCCTAACACAGTTAATAACAGTATCATAGTTGGACAAGGAAACATTGTTTCTTATCTAACCACAGCGGGAGCTAATACATTGTTTACTATAACTGAATTGGGCGCACCTCATCCTAATACAGGAACAAGTGGTTACAACACTCCAACTGGTAGCTTTACTGTTTAATTTTACCCTTATTTGATAAATACATCATACACTTTCATTCTGAGAGTTTATGCAGTTACCCACTGCGTAGCGGCTAGAACCCGCTAATTTTATCAAAGGAAAAACAAATGGGACGTCCTCTAAAAATCGCAAAAGCTCAAGCAATCTTGACAATCACTGATACAGCAACAACAGGCAGTATCGTTACAATCTCAGGTGGAAATCTAACAACTAGTCCAACAGTAGGTATAGCATCTGGTATGTCATTTGTAGTTGCAACAAACATTAGTGGTTTAGTAACCAACACATTGTATTATGTTGATACTATTCTATCAAACACTACATTCAGCGTTTCAACTACACAACTAAGTGTTCAACCACGTGTAATGGCTACATTAGCTAATTCAACTGGTGGCACTGTTAAAGCATCATTTGAAGTTGTTGATGCATATTTCAACAACCCAGAAGGTGGCGCAGGCTTTCCGTCAAACAACGCTAACACATATGGTGTAGTTGGTGGTAACACAGCTATCGTTGGTTCACAAGTTCTACCACGAGTAGCTATCGGTATTTCTGGTACAGGTAATATTTACTCAAGTGACGCAAGTGCATTAGTTTATGGTGCAGGCACTGACTTTGCTAACACACTTTCTACTGGTTCAGCAATTCAAGCAGTTGATGCATATGGTACAACTACTAATTTAGGTTTTGCTACAGCTACATTTGGTTATGTATCAGTTGCAGTTGCTAATACAGTTGTATCTGGAAACGTTATTGGTACAACAGGTAATGCATTAACATTAGCAGTAGATCAGCCAGTATCATTCAGTGCTAACATAGGTACATTAGTAGCAGGTACAACATATTTTGTTAAGACAACTGCTAATGCAGCCGCATTCACTGTTTCTTCAACATTAGGTGGTGCACCAAAAGTTATGAGTGCCGCAACTGGTACGCCTGATGCATTGCAAGACAGCATCACATTGGCAGCAAACGCATCATCAACAATTGGTGGCTTAGGTCAGAATTATGTTTATGCAAATGACGAAGCAGGTTTCATTGTTCGTCAAAAAGGTAAGACAAAGTATCTAGTACAAGGTGGTACAACTGGTTTAATCGCACAATGCTATACAGCTAACGTTGCTAACACAGCACTAACACCAAATACAATGAACATCTTATCTACTGATGCAGCCTCTGCTACAGCATATGTTTCAAGTGTTAATGATTATAATACTGAAGTGTTCCCAGCACAAGTTGCAGCCGGTTCATTAAGTGTAGGTACATTATATACAATTTACTCTACCGGTACAACAGATTGGACATTATGTGGTTCAGCAAGTAACATGACAGGTGTTACATTTATTGCTACAGCTACAGGTACTGGTACAGGTACTGCTGTTGTTAATAGTGTTAATCCTGATGTTATCGCTACATTCAATACAGCATACGCCGCTAATACATATGAAGGTCAGCCTAACCCAATCGTAGTTATTGCTAGTGCTTAATCATGGAAACTGGTAAAACTATTAAAATGCCAAAGACTGAAACGGAAATCGCAGTGCTTCAAGTACAAGTACAAAACATCACAAATGATATCAGCGAAATCAAAGCTGATATCAAAGATGTTAATGTTTGTATGGCGAAGAATAACGAAGATACACACCAGCTTCTAAAAGAAATGAAAGAAGCTAGTGCTAACGCCCATAAGTCTATGTCTGACAAAGTTTCTGCACTTGAAAAATGGCGCTGGATGATGATGGGTGCAGGTGTTGTAATAGGATCACTGGGATTCGATACGATAGCAAAATTGCTAAAATAAAAAAAGAGACGTCTCTTTTTTTGTAAGTGCATTTAACTTAGATTGAACAATATCAAAATTAACAGTATTGAATAATCCCGGATGTAATGGTTTAGGATATTGTTTCTCACCTACCCATGCATAACCGCAATGTTCTTCATTTAATATAGGTGTGAATTCTTCTGATACTTTACAAAAAAATGTATGATATGTAAATGTGTTGTTTACAAACTTTTGAATAGGTACGAGTTTAGCATGATTTGGAAAGTAATTTATTTCTTCCATACATTCACGTTGTAGTCCTTCAAGTAATGTTTCATCACTTTCTATCTTACCACCAGGTATACCCCAGTTACCCGGATTTCTATTGTCATTTCTTAATAGATATAAGAAACGGTTAGTAGTTCCGGAATAAAAAAAGACACCTGCAGAAATATTACTCATACTATGATTTATCACAGTATTAGATGACGATAGAATAATCTCCCTGACCATACCATCCTTCATAACTTTTCATCCATACGTTGTTGATATAATCAAATCTATATTGTAAGGCAGTAGTGAGATTGGTAACGTACTCTACAGCAGTAGCCGCTTGACTATCAAATGATACAAACCATTCACCTGATGTAGAATCATATTCAATGATATCATTCGCATTGGCTACTAAACTACCCCAAGCTATAGTAGTATTTCCAGGACTGCCTATATCTTCTACTATAAGATATCTGCGCCCATTAATGGGACTAGGCAACCCTGCGTTTGGTCCCGTGACAGTCGGATTGATAACGCTGTCTACAGGATCCAATGTGTTTTGTGGCAGGGTGTCCGTGTCAATATCATATATCAATAACCTATCATCTAATGGATCAGGAACAATAGTACCTACAATATCAGTGGTCATGAATGGATTTTGTAACCATATCTGACTGATACCCGGACGTAATGTACCATACACATTTAATAAACTACTCCAATATAAACTTGTGTCAGGCGGCGGTGGATATTCTAAACTTTCATTGTTTGGATAGAATGCTTCGTCAGCCGGTAGTAGTTGAAGTCTATTACCTATCAACAATAATTTATATCCATATGGTGTAATCTTTTGACGAGTACCTAATAACAAATCATCGTCTTGTATATCTTGTAATGCTTGTCCTTTAAAGATACTAGCAATAACTTTTTCAATAACACCCATTTTCTTAAGTTTGGCTGCATTACTTAACCAGATGGGCATGTAAAATTTCCAACTTAATACATCAATGGGGTTGCCTGTACCTTGAGGTATACTACGACTGGTAAATGTTATGCCATCTTGATACACAACACTTAAACTAGTCCAATCAATAAAGTTATCAGTACTTTGTATTTCCAATGATGGATTGAATAATGTACCTAATTGTTCAATTAATTCTAATTTTTGTTGATAGTTAGTAGTCCACAGATCAACTGTTACACGCAACGTATAAGGTACAGGCATTAATCTTTCAACTGTAAACGCTTGCCCCTGTACTTGTTCATATTGTTGTGTATCATTGTTATATGCACGTTGACGGACTTGTATTTTATCAATGAATGTAGGATCCTGTGTTCTGCGCTGGTCGTATTCTAACCCACTGATGTAATATGTAATCAAAGGGGCAGATGGTAAATTACTTGCACTGTTGTTAGCAATGATAGTACTTGCTTGTCTACTACTATCACCATACATAATAGGAACACGAACAAGTATTTCATTACCTGCAGGATCTTTACCTTTAGTAACTTCCCAATTGCTGAAAATTTTTGCAAATTGAATTAAGAATCTGCGTACTTGATTATCATAGAAGAAGGCGGCCATAATTTATTCTTTAAGGTTGTGGTGGTAATGTATCTGGTGCAATTGTAAGTATTGTACTCAATGCCTGTTTCTGCGTAGTAGTTGTACCATCAGTCAATACTGTTACATTGCTGTTATTTATAAAGCTAGATTGTTGCGAAGAATCTTCCGCAGTGAATCCAGTATCTGTTCTTACATTTTCTGAAATTCTGATCCATAGTTGACCATCCCAACGATATAGTAATTGTGGCAAATAATCTATGCGTAAGAAATAATCTCCTACTTGCGGATTCTGTGGGAACGCAATGCCAGCACCAGTTGGGAATCCATTTGGTGCTTCACCTGTACCATCCAAGTATCCTGTTGTATATCCAAAACTTCTTGGACTACTACGTGCAATGAATTGGAATCTAGGATCACAATCTGCTCTAAAGTCCATGTCTGGTGTTATTTCATCAGTGAATCCTGGCAATTCTGGATTCTGGTCAGCAGTTGCATATGTATTATCTGCTGTACCATATGGTCCTGTAATGACGCCAATACTATCAACTGTTAATACTATATCACCTGACACAGCACCTGATCCAGTGTCAGTCAATGTCGGTTTAATGGTTATTGATTTCAATGACAATGTTGCTCTAGGTTCTACAGCACCACCACCATTTGTCATATCCCAAATAGTTTTTACTGAACTAGCAGGTATACGTAATACTGGACTTGCGTTTCTATATTGTGAAGACCTCATCATCTCTACGGTAGCAGTGGGAGGTCCAAAGTTTGATATTATCACATTAGTAGGAGGGGCAGGTTGATTATATTTACCTGACAATTCAGTATTAGTTTCGAATGTACCATATGTAGGAACAATATACAAATTACCACTATCATAACCTGATTTAGGTACCAGTCGTTTAGCCTCTTCTAATGCCGCATTATTAATTGCGATATTCTTATTGTATGTAGCAAGAATATCTTTAAGATTTGATGCCGTATCTAACTCCCAATATGTTGGATTTGGTGGCATAGTGCCAGCCGGTACTTCTATTTTACTGACATAATTCTTATCACCAAACGTAATGACATAACCCGGTGGATATGTTTTATCTTTATCCCATATTCCAAGAAAATTATCTTGGTTAATTGGCTCTGCTAATATCTGACTAAATTCTTCACTGTCAACTAATGGTTCACATTTAATACGCCACATATGTGGGTACCAAGTTTGACTAAATCCCTCACTAGAAAAGTTAGCATCAGTAATACTATAAAAACGTTTTAATGCTACTGGAATAGTTTCATTTAATGGATTATAATCTAATAAATGAGGTAATTCTAATACATCACCTACCATTAGTTTCCGTCCAACAATAT